GCGGCGGCGGCGCTTGCGCAGGTTGGCGATCTGCTCGCGATACTGGCGGGCGTGATCGGCCATGCGTTGCACCGATTGGCTCATTGCCGAGTCCCGGTACTGCATGGCTTGATTAAAGACGATGTTCGGCGTGGCCATGCCCATGCCGATCATAGAGCCGGCAACAAGACCGGCTTGGATCTTGAGCCCAAGGCGCGACCGTTCCCGGCGCTTTGGAGCTAGCCCCCTCGCCTTCTCGCGTTGGATCGTGCCCCGGATCAGGCCCAGAGGCCCCTTCGGTTGGGCGCTGTAGTTTCTGACGGCGCGGGCCGCTGGCTTATTCGGGCGCTCCCGCACAAGGCCTAGAAGCCCCACAGGGCGCGGCTTGGCGACATAGCGGGCGACCTCGCCCCGCTTCTCCATCGGCGTGCGCTTGCCCGATCCCCCGATGGAGAAGGCGCGCAGTTCGCCTGAGGCGACCCGCTTGCGGACCTCAGGATCATGCACCTCCATGCCAATCCACCAGCCGCGCTTCCCGTGACCGATGCCGTGGGCCTTGGCAAAGTCGTCGTCAATGATGACGCTTTCCACCACATCCCCGATCCGGTCGCCGTCGTGCATGGCCTTCGCCTCGCGAGCGTTGGAGATGTAGTCGTGCGCAGACTTGCGCATCTCTTCCATGGCGATCACATCGCCTTGGACATCGCACACCGGCTCGCCGTCCATCTCGCAGACATTGGCCCAGCCCCGGACATAGCGGCCGGACACATCCGCCTTCTGGAACTCGAAGCGGAAAGCCTTCGAGATCGGCTCAATCTTCTTCCGCCCGGCCTTCAACCGGGCCTGTTCTTCCCGAAGCCGCTTCAGCGCCGCCTTATCGGCGGGCGTGGGCTTCTCCCGCATGATCCGCTCCATGTAGGCGATTTCCTTAGGGAGGGCCTTGAGGCGGTAGGCGATGGCTTGTTCGTCTCCGTCCTTGGCGGCGCGGATGAGCGCGGTTTTTGCGCTGCGCGTCCCCATGGAATACTTCGCCGGGAGCGTGCTTGTTTTGGCTTGGGCGATGTTGCGAGCGGTGGCCTCGCTGGGTTTCCGCTCGTACCGAGTGCCCTTTAGCTTGCCGTCGATCTCGGCAAGCCTAGCGTTCATCTTGGCGTCGTTCTCCGCCCGCATCTGCTCAGCGCTTGGCATAGAGGCAAGCCGTCGCCGTTCCTTCGCGGCATCCAGCTTGGCGCGGGCGTCAGCGAGAGCCGCGCGGGCTTCATCGGCTTCTCGGTCGATCTTGGGCCGGTCCTTGAGGTTGGCCTTGTTCTTCTCTTGCGAGCCTTTGCGGCCCGCAGCCTTCATCCCATCCCGCCGGTTGGCGTCCTGGGCGTCCAGGGCGGCCTTCAGACGATGGGAAGCCGCAGAGTGCGCTTCCTCAGGGCTTGCCTCGATCTTGGTTTCAGACGCCCGGCGGAGCTTTGCGCCGGTGGTGTCGGCGAAGGCGGCGGCTCTCAGGGCATCCCGAACCTCTGCGTTTTGAGGCAACGGCTTTCCCGTCACTCTGCGGTGAATCGCATTGGCTTTTGGCCGAGACATGTTTTCAAGTATTGTTCGACCGTAGTTTCCAGATAACAGCTCGGCTAATTCTTTTTCGGTTTTAACTTCTGTCGCCAGCCTTCGTGAAACTAAACGATCATAAGCAATTAAGCGTTGCATCCCGTCAGAAAGGTTCTCGACGCCTTCTTTATAGCCCGTCCCAGGCAATCGCTCTTTCAGGGCCGCCAAAGGCGCGCTTGCAATGGCGGCTGCATCACGCGCACGAAGCGTTTCTCGCGCTTGTGTTGCCGCTTCCGCCGTCTTTCTTGGCTTTGCGCCTTTGGGCTTTTGTCCGTCCACCCAGCCGTCGCGGTTCTTGTCGTTCCGGCGGCGGGCGGCGGCTTGGGCCTTGGCGCGGTCTTGTTCGAGGCCGCCCCGCAGCTTTCCGCCTTGGTCTTTGAGGCTGGATGGGTCTTGCCATGCGCGCTCAAAGGACACGCGATCCTGCACGCCGCGTTCCAGCATGTTCCCGGCTTGGCGAGCGCGAAACGCCTCCATCTGCGCAATGGCCTTGCTGGACTTCCCGCCAGCGCCGCGCCCGGTGACGCGATCATAGAGGTCCGCCCGCCGCCGCGCTTGGGCCGCAGTCTTCGGCGCCGGCAGGCTCGCCCGCGCCTTATACACCCCCTCTTTCCGTTCCTTCCGGCGGGAGAGGTAGCCTGCAAGCTTGGCCCGGCGGCCTGCCATCATCCCGAGAGCGGCGGTCGCGGCGTAGTCGAGAGCGGCCCCACCAGCAAAGCCAGCCGCTGCGCCCTTCGGCCCGGCGGCAAGCCCACCCAATGCCCCGCCAATGTATCCCGTGCCAGGGGTGGCGGCGAGAACCCCCGCCGCCCCGCCCATCGTCTTGGCCGCCTGCGAAGCCCGCCGCAGCGTCGCCGATGTCCCCGCCTTGAATGGGTTGGCCGGCCTCTGCAGGCGAACCTTCGGCAGTTTGCGGGAAAGGCGGTAAGCCCCCTCCCCCGCTTTCGTGGCGGCATCCATCACCGCCTTAGGCGGCTTCGGCAAACGCAAGCGCTTGCCGATCTGGCGCATATGGCCTTTCCGAAGGGCTTGGCGGGTTCCAGTCGCAATCGTGCTCATGGGCCGTGAGAATAAGGCCCAATGCGGTCAGGGGGATAAGCGCTCTAGGGGGTTAGTTGTCCCCCAACTGGACCCAAGTGATGCGGATCGAGCCGGAGACGGTCACGGTGGAATTGGCGGTGGCGTCGGTGGCGCTCACGGCCATGTTCAAGAACAGGTCCGCCGCCGTGTCAGTGCCGTCCAGCGTGACCGCCCCTTCCGTCGCCGTGGTTTCGGCTTTGAGCGAGCCCGCCGAGGCCGCCAGCGTCACAGACGTGGACGGAATGATGTTCTGCTCTGTGCCGGTCAGCGTCGCGTTGTCAGTCCCGACCGTGGCCGTACCAACGCCGCAAACAATAGCCCCCGTCGCCCCAATGCCCGCCGCAGCGGTGAGGCTTAGGTCCGTGATGCCGCCCAAGATGCGGACCAGGCCCGCGCCAAAATCGGCGAACTTCAGCGCGCCGTGCGCGCCCGCCGAATCCGCGTCGGTGATGGTGATGGCCACAGCGTCAAACGTGAACACCGTTTCCCACACCTTCGCGGTGTAGGTGTCTTCACTGACGCCCGTGCCGGCCGCGGTGATCGGGGCGGCGGTGACGGTTTGAACTGCCGTGGGCAGGATCGGCGGGGCGGTAATGCCGCTCTTGGCAAGCACGCGACGCAAAAGGCGCGGGGTGGTCATGGGGTAATCTCCAGTGTTGGGTTTACTTGCTCTTGCGGCTCTGCCGATGGCGAAGGTAGTCACGCGCGTTTTCGAGACGGCCCACCTTGTCTCCTGCCCTGCTCATGGCGTTCAGAGCGCGCGGGAAAACAAAGTCAGTGACCCGAGCTGGCATCGTCCGCGCGCCCACGCCTTGGCCATAGCGGCTGTAGTAAAACGCATCGGCCAGTTTGGTGGCTGCCTTTAAGCGCCCCTCCGCCGGGACCAATGCGCGGCTGACCTTGCGGCCCATGCGCTTGGACCCGCCGGGGATCATGCTCTTCTCGATCGCTTCCGCGTTGTTGGCGTGCGCGGCTTCGACAGCGGCTTTCAAAATCTCGGATCGCATGGTCACTCTCCAGGCTTAAGTTGCTCCGGCTCCCAGAGCCGATAGATAATTCCGCACCGGCATGACGGATGAACCGGCGGGAGCATCACGGTCCCGTTCGGGGTCTTAAAGGGCTCGCTCATCCTTACGCCTTTCGGCGGGTTGAGATTCGGAATGGGCCGACAGATTGGACACACCCGCTCATCGGGGGCGATGATCCAGCGTTTGCGAACGAGGTCGGCGTCCACAAGCCCTGAGGCGATGGCCTGCCGCCAAGTCTCGTTGGCTCCTGCGTTTGCAGCCCGTAGGGTTTCCGTCCGGGCGATCATCTCGGAACGGTGGCGGCGATACTTCCGGGCATAGGCTTCCACCATGCGGGCGATCTGTTCGGGCTTCAGGGGCTTGCCCGTTTCCAAGGCCCGTTGCGTCACCCCGTCATAGCGAAAGTCTCGCAACCGATAGCGGTTGATCCCGTCGGTCTCGCTTGTGACCTGCCGCCCGTTGCGGCGGGCGATCTCCCGGCCCAAGCCCCAGTCAGAGGCCCCGCGCTTTTCGTGGATCGTCTCCAGAGCTCGGCGGTAATTTGTGACCGCTTGGGCCTGTCGTTCCGTTAGCCCCACCACGTCCTTGATTTTCCGGGCGGTGGCGATTGGCCCCTCCCCTGTCCGCATGCCTTCCACAAGGATGGTGCGAACACTTTGGCGGGTTCCTTCCCCGATCTCACGGATCAGGTTCAGGCTGTAGGTTTCGAGCCACGTCACCAAGGCCGGGTTGAGCCGGTTGAAGGTGAATTGCACACCCTGGAGAACAGGTCTCCCCGCCTCACGTTGGCCGCCGGCCCAAGCCGTGTTCTGGAGCGCGTCCACCACGGCTTGAATCCGCGCCGCGCGCATGTCCCCGATGATGGTCAAGACCGCGGCGGTGTTGCCATCCTCTAGGGCCGCTTGAAGATCATCCAATGGCACGCTGTCGGCGTGATCGTCGAGCATCTGGCGCACCGCTTGGGCCATTGCCGGCTCAAGGCTTTCCGCCAGTTGCTCAATCGTCTCGACCTGCTCCCCGCGCTTGGCGATGGGTTCGCAAAGGAAGGTCACTTGGGGCCGCTGTAAGAGCCTTTGCGACGCAGATTTCCGCCCACAATTCGGGATTCGGTCTCACGCCCGATTTTCGACGCCCCGTCTTTGATTCCGCCGTCGCGAAGCCAGTCGAAGTGGCTAGGCCGTTGGGCATCTCGCACTAGATCCATCGCGGCCTGCATGTCGATTGCCTCCTTGCGGCGACCCGCGCTGCTAAGGCGCTTGCCCCTGTAGAGTTTAGAGCTTCCCGCTAGGAAACGCCGAGGCTTGTTGAAACGGATCGAAAGACCGCTCTTCTCAATACGCTCTGCGTTGTCCGCGTGCGCAGCGGCGACGGCGGCTTTCAGAATTGGGCTCATGTCTGTCTCCCGTTGGGTAAAATCCAGTCTTGTTCCGGGTCTTCCATCCCCGGCGCCCCTTGGTCAGGAAGCGCTGTCCCGTCATCTTCCGGGGCTTGGGGCACGCCCAAGAGCTTGCGCATGTGGTTCTCAAGCTCGCGATCTGGAAACACCGTCGCCCCTGCGGCGGCCATCTGCGCCAGAGCGCCGACGATTTCGTTCGCATTGCGGTTCTCAAGGTCGCCAGGCGTCAGCTTTGGCTTCATCTTGGGATCGAGGCCGTTGGCCTGCCACAGCACGTCCATCACGTCCTTGTTGAACGTGTCGGCGATGCGTTTCAGGTAGGCCCCGAGGGCTTGGGCAAAGAGCGCGGTCTTGTCTGCGCTTAACGCGAAACTGCCGACCGAGCCCTCCCCCAAAAACAGGAAGTCCATCAGCACAGAGCGGGCCATAGCCCGGTCATAGCGCTGGATCACCTCAGTCGCGGAGAAGGTCTTGCCCCCCGTGGTGAGGAGGCTGATTTCCAAAAGCGGCGTGCCGGTCGCGTCCCTGTCCGAGGCCACGATGATGGAGTCTTGCTGGTCCTTGCGGATGCGCGAACCAAGCGCCGCCATAGCCGAAGCAAAAGCCTTTTCCTCAGGGCTTGCGCTCGGGTCCAGATACCGGCCGGGGATCTTGATAAGGGGAAGGCCCGCATTGTTGCGTTCAATGCCGACCGCTTCGATCTCCTGAATCTTGGCCTTGAAAT